ACCGTAACGGGATAAAGGTTTTCGACCATGATATGTTTCTTCTATGGCTTGACAAGTTCGTGATAAGCCTAAAAGCTGGAGGGACTATTTCGAAAGACAGGAAAGGCTTTATGGAGCATTTCAGGAACTGGATATTGACTGAGATAAAAAGAAGGGCTACAAATTTATTTCAGGACACGAATGATGCTTTGCTGAAATCTTCCGAATGCAACAAGACATATCACAAATTCCTGTCGTATATCAAGAAACAAGCACCGTATTGTTTTTCTAATATGCGATTGCCTACGGAAGAAGAGTTTTTGTTTTTACGGGACAAATATGGGAACGATATGTTTAAAAGCGCATTATGCACAATTGAAGGCAGAGTAGACATCCGTTCCAAATGGGATGTTTTGTATAACGCTGTTTTAAAACAATTTGAGTTTATGAAAGATGAAAGATGAAATAATACCGAGTGGAATGCGTATATTACCAAGAGATGAAGAATGTGAGAAACGTGTTCTTGGGACCATTCTAAGCGAGAGAGATACCATTTACGAAGTGAGGGATATCCTTACTGAAAATTGTTTCTATAATGATTTCCACAAGCAGATATACAGGACTGTATTGCAAATAACGGATTCTGGTGGAAGAGCTGATGCCGTCAGCGTGAAATCAAAACTGGAGTTTTCCTATCCGGACTTTAGTTTATATGAGCTGGTAAAGATTTCAGGAATGTACACATTTGATCTGTATCAATATGCGTGTAGACTTCATGACCTGATGATACGGAGACGTTTTTTTGATATTGGGAGTTATCTCGACAGTAACGCTTTTAATGAGAAGGAAGATATTGCCGACGTCGTGCAAAAAGTGTCAGATCAGCTTGCTAATCTGTTCTCATCCAATTGTAATTCTATCAGCACGGTCAAGGAATGCATAGAATCCGTATATGAAACGATAAACCGCAACATGTCAGGGAAAACAGACTTAACAGGTACACCGACCGGATTTGACAAGATAGATGGGAAAACAGGTGGACTTCAAAAATCAGACTTGATAATTATTGCAGGTGAAACTAGTGCTGGCAAAACGTCAATGGCTGTAAGCATGATGAAAAACGCTGCAATAGCAGGTGCTAAGATAGCCATGTATTCAATGGAGATGAAAAAGGAACAGATTACGTCTAGAATTATTTCAATGATAAGTGGTATTCCTTCAAATGTCATACTTTACTCACCGCTTTCCGGAATGCAGTTGGAAAATGTAGACCGGGCTGTGGATACTGTATCAAAAATGCAAATCTATTTCGATGATAGGAGCACGTCCAATATCGACACGATAATATCTTCAATCCGTCAGATGAAATTTAAAAATGGGATAGACGGGGCTGTGGTAGATTATTTGCAGATTTTGAATGTTAACATGAAGGGAAGTAACAAAGAACAGCAGATGGGAGAGGTTGCAAGAAGGCTGAAGAATCTGGCAAAGGATTTGGATATATGGATTATTGCATTGTCACAGATGAATAGGGATAATCTTAACCCTGTACCTACATTGGCAAGGTTAAGGGATAGTGGACAGATAGCGGAAGCAGCAGATATAGTTATGCTGATTTATCGTCCTGAGGTAAAAGGGAAGCGGTATCCTGATGAGTTTTCAGACGTGGACACAAAAGGAACTGCCATGATTGATATAGCTAAAGGCAGGAATATAGGGCTATTGAAGTTTATCTGTGGTTTCAATGCCGCGTCTACTCACTTTTACGACTTGAACATTATTCCCATATCAAGTAATAGCACTGAAGAGGATAACAATCCATTTTAAATATGGCAAAGAAAGTCAAACCGGAAATTGTATATGTCAAATGCCGGAATTGCAAGAATGCCTCGGACTTCGGGGATAATTCTGCGTATTGTAAGGCTAAAGGGCATAGAGTGTGTGCCTGTGACAGATATGGGCAAATTTGCAACAGTTTTCTAAAGAAAGAATTATAACGAGAAAGAGAAATCATGAATGTATTATCACTGTTTGATGGCATGGGTTGTGGATGGATTGCCTTGCGTGAGCTTGGCATTAAGGTTGATAGAGGATATTCCAGTGAGGTGGACAAATATGCGATAGCTCAAGTGAAACTGAATTTTCCCGAGGTAATCCATTTGGGAAGCGTTACAGACATTGATGTTTCCAAATTGGAACATATAGATCTGCTGATTGGCGGAAGTCCTTGCCAATCATTTAGTTTTGCCGGGAAACGTATAGGGATGTCAACAAAAGGGAATGAGGAGATATATACGCTTGAAAGATACATGGAGTTGAAGGGAAACGGCTTCCAATTTGAAGGACAGTCATATCTGTTTTGGGAATATATGCGTATTCTGACGGATATCCGTAAATATAATCCTGATGTGTTGTTCCTGCTGGAAAATGTGGAAATGGAGAAAAAATGGGAAAGTGTATTAAGTGAGGCTATCGGGTTACGTGGGGTGCATATTAATTCTGCGTTGGTTAGCGCACAGAACAGGCGTAGGATTTATTGGACGAATATCCGTGTAGGGCATGAAGGTCTGTTCGGATATCCTTATAGCGACATTCCGCAGCCTGCCGACCGAGGTGTTTTGCTGAAAGATATTTTGGAAAAAGAAGTGTGCAGGAAATATTTTTTGAGCAGAAAAATGGTGGATTGGCTGAATATTCATAAGGAAAAACGGAATGTGGAAATAAGGTTGTTAGATGGCGATGACAAAAGCTATTGCCTGACGGCTTCGGGGCAGGTCAAAGGAAATTTAAGCACGGATTATATCTGTGCATCCATGCGAGGGCGTGAATCAGCCTGTCTTACACCAAGAAGAACCGAATATGGAAAACAGATACGGAAAAAGTATGAAGCAGGTGAGGTTTCTGAGCAGAGAAAGAATATCCAACAGTTTGAACCACGTACTGATAGTAAGACGAATTGCCTTACAACTGTCCAAAAGGATAATTTGATAGTGATTTCAGGAACGGTACGTGGATTTGGAGGAATACATTTTAGGGAAATAAAATCAGGCAAGTCATGTACATTGATGGCAAGGGCTAGAAATGACGGAAGCTCACAACCATGTGTCCGAATTAATACAGAAATTAGACGTCTTACCCCAACCGAATGTGCACGACTTCAAACTGTACCCGAATGGTATATATGGAATTGCAGTGACACTCAACAATACAAGATGCTTGGGAATGGGTGGACTGTAGAAGTTATCAAGCATATATTAAGTTTCATCAAAATAAAAGAATCATGAATACCGAAACGCTTATAAAGATACGTGAATGGGAAGCGGAACGCGACAGAAACCTGCGCATACACTGCCCTCTTGTAGCTGCCAAATTCCAAAGGTGGATTGACAAAATTAATAAAAAGGAGAACGAAAGTATTAACCGCATGAAAGGAAATGTAAAGTGAAAATATACAATTATGAAACCAAAGAAAAAAATAATAGATGCCGCCATAGCCAATGGTAGCATAGATAGATTGAATATGCTGCTTCCAGCCGCTCACCTGTTGAATTGCGAAGCCAATAACTTAGTAGAGGAAGCGAGCGATTTAATGGCAGAGAACTCCCTTCTGCTTGGAGATTTAAAAAAGTTGCACAATGACTTCGTAAAAGTTGCCGATAAGTATTTCAAGGAGTTCTCCACCCTCATTACTACTGATACCGCCAAGATGGATATGTTCTCTGACCTTGATGGATTTGATAAGGCATTCAGAGAGTGGGCTAAAGTACCGTCAGAGTGGAAACCTAGAGAAGTTTGTAGGAACCATTAATTAAAAGTAATACAGAAATAAACAAGAATCATGAAAAGAGAATTAACACCTGAGAATATTCAGGAACTGAAAGAAAATCAAATATTCGTTTTTGGAAGCAACATGAACGGCAATCACGCCGGAGGTGCAGCTAGATTGGCTGTTGAGAAATTTGGCGCAATTATGGGGAAGGCAAAAGGGATACAAGGTCAGTCCTATGCTATCCCTACGCTGGACAAGGATATGCAGAAGGTAACTGAAGAAGAACTGCTGGTATTTTTAGAAAACTTCAGGAATTACGCTAACGAGCACCCGGAAAAGGAATTCCTCCTAACTGCCATTGGCACCGGGATAGCCGGATTTGACGCCAGCTACATGGCGTACATGGTACTTAGAGCAAACCTGCCGGATAACGTTACCCTGCCAAAGGAATTTGTCAAAATCAAAGGATACAAAGGTTTTAACCCCGATATGACATGTAGGGATTTTCAATACGAAGAAGGTAAGGACTACGAAGAAACAGGCGATATAATGGCTTGCGATAACGGATTTCACTTCTGCCTCCATCCGTTG